AAAACTTACCGATAACTTCAGAGAACTGAACACCAGTTGGGACAGCAACGAAGTTAAGCTGGATAAAGTTAATGCTTCTAGCAGGTTTAATATAGATGTCTCCAACAAACTGATTGGTGTCAATAATTTGTGGAGTGTTATTAGTGTCGTCACATACAACATAGAAGTCCGTAATACCACGACGTCCCTTGATGGTGCGTAGGTATGGTGTTACAAGATTTCTAAACTGTGCTCTAGTGAAAGCATCATTGAACTCGAATAGCTGATATTTAGCAGCAGTAGCAATTGCCTTCTCAAGAACAATAAACAATCTGCGAACGTTAATACGATCGAATGCAGATGGCTTATCCTGAAGTGTCTTATCTCCATAAAGAACAGTTCCCTGTCCTGGGAATGTTACAACAGGGTTGATGCCGTTGCTATAGAGAACGTCACGTTCAGCCTTGCGTGGGTTAAATGCTAGTTTCACAAGGTTCTTGATATGACCACGGTTGAAACCAGCTGGTGACCACCAAGCGTCATTTGTAGTATCTGTTCTTGCGCAGATACCAGCAATGTCACCATTTAGTGGGACCCAACGATAAACGTCGTTGTAACGGTCATACTGATACTTATAACCTGAATCCATGATAGCATAAGAAGAACTGTTTAGAGCGCCTCTCCATGCCTTTAGATCCACAGCTTCATCGCCGACGTTATTAAGAACAGTTGATCTTTCTGGAGATACTAGAACAACACAATCTCTTCTAGTTTCTGCTAGATTATCAATCAAGTAATTAGCAAGCTGATAACCTGATACAGTTCTACCTCCAACTGAAGTAGTTCCACCGACTGGCTTTCCTTGGATAACCAATGAGATGTCAATGTCTTCAGCTGACTGGAATAGGTCATATGCTGCACCTAGAATGCCAATTGTAGCTGTTGATTCATTTAAACCATCAGCACCAAGCGCAAAAGTGATATTTGCAGGGGCAGAAGAGGAGGCCGATACAACGTTTAGAGCAGTTGCCGATGGAGCGCTACTACGATCGTTTGCCCAACGGATATAATTAGAATTCTGGTTAATTATATCTTTGTAGTAGTTACCTGTACCGTCGTTGTTCTTACCATCAGTAGCACGTGATAGACCCTTATAAACTTCAAGAATTGTTCCTGGAGTTCCGGTAAACTTACCACCATCGTCAACAACTACAACGTGAAGTTCATCCTGTGCAGAAGTATTACCGTTATAAAGAACGTAATCTGACTGACCAGGAGCAACATCAACAACGTTAAAGAATTCCCAATAACGCTGAACAGTGTTAGTTGTGAAGTTAGTTCTTAGTCTATATGGATCTTCAAAATCAATCTCAACCACTGTAGTATTTGCAACTAGAGTTGCATTAGCTCCAGAAGTATAAGATATATCAATCTCTTCACCAAATGGTGTCAAAGATAGTTTTAGACCTGAAGAATTAGCCTGAATGACGTTATAGTTAATACCCTGAGTCAAACCAGTGATCTGGCTATTACCAGCAGTGTTAGAATAGTTAACAATATCACCGTTTGAATAAGGATTATTGGCAATAGTGATAAAGTTAGTATTGCTAGAAACGTCTAGACCGCTGAAACCAATAGTTGAAGTGTTAATGTAAGTTGAATTGCTACCTACAGAAACATTTTTAACCATCAAATACTGCTGATTAATTGAACTATTACCAGCTAGGATCTGATCGCCGGCAGCTACTTTAGCAGCAACAGCGTTTGCAGCAGCATTTGTAGTGCCAGCAAACTTAATTGTTGCAACGTTTGAACCGAGGCGGAATTCCAGTAGAGCGTTTGCGGAAACGCCACTACCAGCAACGTTTGCACCAACTAGAGCAACATTTGAATTGAAACTATCAGCGTTATCGCAGATACCAATTCTTAGAGAATTGCCCATTTCTCCAGGGAATCTTGCAACGTAAATAACGTCTGGATCGAAGTTTCCGTCCTTATCAGCATAGTCGTTATCATTCTTTACAATCTGATTTACCAGATTAGCTACGAAAGAATTAGCCCCAAAAGCTGAAGAATTTGGTTCCATAGCTACAGAGGTATAAACTGAAACTGGATCAGCAAAATAGAAACTTACGCCGTTCTGAGTAGCAGTAACATTGCTTGAAAGAGTTACAGAGCTTGAGTTCTTTGAGACAACAGAAATAGTTGATAGAACGTTAGTGTTTACTGAACTGTTACCAAATGTAATGTTAGCGTTTGAACACTGAGTTAGATACATACCAACTGTGATTGCAGTTGTGCTAGAAAGCAATAGAACGTTGTTTGCGCCAGATGTATTACCTGAAACAACTGGAGTTGCACCAGTAACGTCAGCAGCACGTGAAACCCATAGACGGTTTGTATATGATAGAAAGTTTGCAGCTGTGAAAAATGTTTCTCCGTTGAAATTGGTTGGTTTACCAAATCTAGAAACCAGTGCATTTTCAGAGTCGATTAGAACTCTTTCTCCGATTGGACCCCAACGGAATACGCCAGCAAAGGCGCCATCAGTTGTGGCGACTGAAGGAACGACTGTTGTAAGGTCGATCTCAGATACATTTACTCCAGGTGATAGTTGGAAAGCCATTTATTTTTCTCCCTTTTGCGAGAACTTACAATTATGAATTTTTTATATTTATAAAATGAGCTTTTTTAGAAGTCCTGCGGTTGGTTCCACATCCAAGAATCACCTACAAATCTTTCATATTCTTCTTCTACAAAATCATCCCTTCCGGAATCCACAAACCCAAACGGAGCAAGATCCTGCTCAATGTCATCCTCAGTTTTATCTCTAAGAGACATAAGAGTATTGATATTGGTATAGTCTTTAAAGTATTGTTGATCTGATAGCCAAGCAAAGAGAACTAAACACATTACTAAGTCATCGTGTTTACCAGACTCTGCTTCGTATGAAGTTCCCTTTTTAGAAAAGGTGCCTAATTCACTGATAGTGTTCACATCGTTTACTATCAGCTGGTTTTGCTCGACCAGTAGTTTTAAAATAGAACACCCAATAGATTTTACAATTTTGGTGGTCCTAATACCCTTATCAACACTACCGCCACCAAATCCAGTAGTGATTCTCTTACCAGATCTACCAGCGTTTTCGGTAAAGAGAACATTTTCATAACCAAAATCATAATTAAGAGAAGTTGAAACCTGTTCACCTATATCGTTCACCTCAACAAGAACTGAAGCGTTGTTATAAGCCTTAGCAGTTCGGTGAATAATATCGGCATAATCTAACGGGGTAATGGCATTATTTCTATAAACACCCACTTGTTGATAAGGCATAGAAGTAACATCTATCAACTGAAATGCTGAATAGTCCAACCCCTTACCACGAGAAACGTCACATACCATCATATAAACATGATTAGGTTCTACGGCTTTAAATTGGGTCAACCCATCTTTTTGTAAGATTGGGTTTTCAGAAACTAACTCTTTAAGTTTCCAACCAGCAATCAAGGTACCAGAAGAACCTAAGAATTCGCAATTATACTCCTGATCGAACTTCTCGAGATCAAAGTTCATACCAGCTAGAGTATCAGCCTTCCACTTTTCATCTCTGCCAGGAACCGCTTGCCAATTAACTAAAATCGGATGGTATCCATTAGTTCCCTTTTCGGCATTAGCCCAAGTAGCATGGAAATGGTTCAAACCGTTCGGAGTTGAAACCAGAATAATCTTTGATTCCGAGCCTGACGAAATAGTAGGATAAACCGAGGTAAAGAATTCATCCCAGTTATCAATGAACGCCGCTTCGTCGATGAATAGAAGGTTGATGGTATAACCACGGATGGCGCTGGCGGAAGTAGCAGCAGCCAAAACACGGCTGTTATTTTCAAGGACGAATGAACCTTTGTTCCATTCAACAACACCCTGCTGAAGCCATTTTGGTAAGTGCTGGTAAGCCAACTGAACACGACCAAGAATTTCTCGAGCCGTATCGCCCTTGTTGGCTAGTAGGGCTACGGTCTTATCAGGATGAAAAATTATATACCAAAGAATAAACGCACAGGTAGTAGTTGACTTACCTGCCTGACGAGCGGTGGTAACAATTGTATAACGGTTGTCTTTAAATGATGTTACCATTTCTTTCTGGTAACCATACAAATTGAAACTTGTAAGACCCTCATTAATTGAGATGATCTTCATATAGTTTTCAGTAAAATATATGGGATCGTTCTGACATCTAACATACTCCTGAACAAGATCTGGAGTCCATTCAATGTTCTGATTAGTTTTCTTTAGAAGAACGTTACCCTTATAACCACCCACCAACTCATTCATTATTCTTCATATCCTTAAGAACTTTTTGTAATTCTGCTGTAGAACCTACGAATAGATTGTTATTGATAGTTTGCGCTTTCTCGCTAATTGGTGAGTCTTTTGCATCAATTTCACGGATCTTAGACTGAAGTTCTAACAACTCTTTATTAGTGCTTACCACTGTATCCATGAGTTTAGCTAGAACTTCGAATGCACGTGGGTGCTGCGATTGACCAGCTATTTCAGATAGCTTATCAATTGCTTCTTGACCTGTTTGGATAACTTCGTAAAGATTAGCTCGGGCTGCTTCAAAATCGTTTCTAGCAGAATCATCATGAGCTTTGGCTATCAAAGTATCAATTTGTTTTTCATATTGTAACGGAGTAAGAGACTTATCCGATTCATCATTTTTTTCTGTCATTCTATCTCATCAGTGTTGTAGATTTGAGTTATGAAACCATAATCGTCATCAGAATTTACTTCAATATAAGGAACAGTTCCTGTATTGGCGTTTGGACCACCAAAGTAATTTATAGGGTTACCATTAGCGTCTAATCCAGGTTGAACTGTTATCTTTTCTGCCATTGGGGTAACACCCTTACCTTCAGCGGCAGTGTTTGTTGAAGGTATATAAAACTGTGTTCTAACAAATTTAATGATACCAGAAGATCTAATAGGACCATAAAGATAGCCTTTTAGAACAAAATCTAATTGCCAAATTATAGCTCTTCTTTCACTATAAGCTCCATCATATGTGTCAGAATAGCTGATATTATTTAATATGATTGGAATATCCATTGTAACATTAACTTCTGGTATTAAGTTACATGTTGTTGTCCAATCAGGAGTAAAATAAGGAAGTATTTGTTCAACAATTTTTGTTCCATCTTCAGCGTTTTTAGCGTAAATGTAAACTTTGAAATCTATATTATATGGAACAGGATTATACTGATATTTGAATTTATCAGCGTCAGTAGCATCCCTAACTGAAACTTTACCAACAGTGTTTAATTTTCTAGAACCGTCATAAACCATTTTACCCATTTCAAAGGAAATCATAGGTAAAGGCGCAACTGCACTTGGTTTATCTAATGCTGGATCTTGGATAATTCTAGCTAACATTTTATCTTTAGGAGCATATGTAATAGGAACTCTTACTAAAGATGTAACTGTGCCAGAAGAATCAGTTTTAGTTATACGAATCTGATTAAGTAAGGTTCCCATAAGAATTACATATTTTCTTATAAGACCAAAATAAAACGGTGAACCAAACATTAAATGTTACCTTCGCTAAATGGATCTAAAGAACTGAAGTCAACAAACATGTCAGACTCTGTTTGAATTTCGTCATTGTCTGAAGCTGGAACTAAATCTTCCAATGAGAATTTTTCTAATACTAGATAATCGCCCTCTTCAGTCATAATAGAAATTTTATTAGAACTTTCTGTTCTTATTGTCCAATCCAGAATATTTGTATCGTTCTTTCTTTGAATAGAATCAATTTCTGGAATACCTGTATTGAACAGTTCTCCGGAATATTCAAACACTTCACAAGTCATTTCCCATGTTTGAAGTGCACCTAGCTGATAAAACATTTCATATTTGTTAACATACTTAATCTGAAACGCTCTTTGATTCAAAGGAAAATAGATAATATCTCCTTCGTTTGGTCTTACCTGTGCGGTAAACTCACCAACTTCTTCATTAAAGATTCTACGGGCAACAGAGAATACAACTTGATTGCGAATTTCAACGCCAAACTTAGATAGAAATTCTTGATCGCCACTAAACCCGTCAATGGATTTAATATACATTTCTATAGGATAAGCTACTTCATAAGAAGATTGATCGTCCGCTCCATACACATCATCGTAATTGTTTAATTTACGAGGAACGTAATATATGTCATGTCCGTATATTTTTATCGACTCAATTACCAAATTCTCAAGAAGTAGTTGTTCTTGAGATGCTTGGAAATTGTTGAAGAAAAAGTTAGTGGCCATGATTATCCAATCATATCAGTTGCTGGCAAGCTGTATGTGTAAATCATTTCTCTTTCTAAGGCTTCTCTTTCTTGAGTGGCTTCATCGTATATTTTCTGACCATTGAAAGTTAAGCCTCCAGGCATTTTCATACCTTCAAACTTTTTAAGATTTTGACCCCACTGCTGTTTAATCAAACAAGAAGCATAACGCCCTAACCAACGATCGCCCCAAGCATCAGAATAAACTGCAGGGTCTACGATTTGATATGCTTCAACGATTAGATAATTACCAACAGCAACTTGATCCCAAGACATGTCAATGTAAAGTCTATTAATATGTCTATTATATCTAAGTGGTTGTTGTCCAACTAGCATTTGTTCTAGGAACTGAACATGATTCATGGCCATATAATATGGCACCATAGAAACTGATGTCAAAGTGTAAAGATCGTTTAGTGCAATCTGATAACGGATATTGAATAGGTTATTCAAACCAAGCGCAGAGCCAAGAGGGAAGATATTTACCGCTCCAATTATGTTCTCTGGGAGAGTAATATATTTGTTGGCAATATCAGTTGAGTCTATTTGTCTTTTATAATAGGTCTTTTCAGAACCATCAAAATGATAATCCCAATAATATCTTAGAGCTTCGTCAATACGATCTGAAACCTGATCGTCGTCGACGTTGATTTCAACAACTGGTTTACCTAATTTTCTTAGGCAATATTCAGTAAATTCTGCTCTTGTTGTTGGCACTGCCATTTAATTACCTTTGAATTATGTTTATAATTATTTAGCGGATTGTTCTTGTGAAGATTGTTTAGCAAGTTCTAATAATTTTTGAAATTCTTCCTCTGTTATCCATTTAATATTATTGTTATCCCAAAAATATTTTTTACCATCATCTGGATAAGGGAATGGAGGAATCCATTCAATTTTTGCTTCATCTAACGTCCATGTATCTTTAAATGGAAATATTTCTTTTGATATTCTAATTTTTTCTGCTTTTTCAGATGGAGTTAAATCTCTAATTATATGAACATCTCTCCAGATATTATCAATTTTTTCATAATGGGTGCTATCATGAGTTTTTGATTGATCATATATTGGTAAAGGAACTCTTATAAATTTTTCAAATCCTTGAGGCGGATTATCAACGTCTAAATCGGGATAAAACTGCCTCAGATTCCATTCTGCGATTGGATGTTCAAAAGGTTTTCCTTCTACAACTCTAATAAAAAAATGTTCAGACATTTTAACTCCAATTAATTGTGACCCAACCGTTAGCTCCATTGCCTGGGGTGCCGGCGTTATAACCTCCAACATTTACTCCGCCACCCCCTCCGACGGTTACAGGATAAGACCCTGCCCAGACAGGAAACCCAGAAGTTATTTGATGTGACCATTGTTGAGTAACTTTTCCTCCAGCGCCGCCATTACCACCGCTATATGCTGGTTGGAAGGCATAATTGAAATATCCGCTACCACCACCTCCACCAGCTCCTCCGCCTCCGGTTGTTACAGATCCTCCTGATCCTCCACCATTAGTACCTGCACCACCGAAACTTGCAAATCCACCGCCACCACCACCTGTCCCAGCAGTAGCAGATAATCCATTAAAAGAACTGTTGGCGCCACTGTTTCCTCCAGATCCGCCTTCGGCTATAGCAAAATAATATAAAAAAGCATAATAAGCGCCTTCACCACCACCACCGCCACCTGCCGCAACATTAGCAAAAACTGTCTGGTATGGATATACTAACCATGAATATGAACCAGGAGTGCTGTAAGTATTACTTCCTGCCGCTGGTTTCCCATAACCAGTACTTATGGATATCGATCCAGAAGGAACACCAAAAAGATATCTAGTGTTAGCTTCTCCAATAGAAATTTCAGAAGTGGCATTTCCTTTTGTTATAGTTGCGATATCTGAAAATGATATTTGTCCGCTAGATGGTAATGCCATTATTTACCTCTTTTTAATTCGTCTACTTCATTTTTGAGGTCTTTGATTGCTTCAATTAACAAAGCCACAATTCTATCATATTTAACCGCCTTAGTGCCGTCTTCTTTAGTTGCAACTACTTCAGGCAAAACCTTTTCAATGTTTTGAGCAATAACGCCGACATCATGTCTACGGATAAAGTATCCATCTTCACCACCACGAGCATCCATGAATTCCTGGGTCCAATCAAATTCTACGCCGTCAACAGCCATAACTTTTTCAAGAGCGTTTTCAATTGGTTTTACATTTTCTTTGAAGATGGCGTCTGAAGTATAATAAGCTGTGATGTTATTATTTGCTCTAATTTCGCCAGCAGTTCCGGAAGCAGCAGTACCAACACCAATTGAATTAAATTGTGAGTTCTGCGAAGTAGAAGTGAATGTTGCAGCACTTCCATCAATCGAGACGCCTGTGAGAGTTTGAGACCCTGTTGTTCTATTAATTGTCAGTGAAGTAGTGCCAATAAACATTGTTTGGTTTGTTGCTGCAGCGCCGATCTCACCAAGAGTCCATGAAACAGCAGCAGATCCATCAACAGATTTACCAGTTGATCCGATAGTAATAGTTCTTGACGTACCCCATGTAGCAGTTGTAATAGCAGCAGAACCATTGAAGGCGGAACCATTAATGTTTCTAGAAGTAGCCAATGTGGCTGCACTGTTGACGTTAAGATTTCCTTCAGTCTTACCATAAGCTGTAGTGGCATTATTGACGTTAAGATTTCCTTCAGTCTTACCATAAGCTGTAGTGGCATTATTGACGTTTAGTGTAGCCTCAGTTTTACCATAAGGACCAGTACTATTACCAATTAAAGTCGTTCCTACGTAATATGATACTGCATTAACGACTGTAGCATTGGCAGTAAATGCAGTTCCAACGGTATGACTAGCAGCGTTCATAGTTCCAGTGTGATAAACACCAGTGGCATTGGCAATAAGAGATGTTCCAACAGTATGTGACGAACCGTTAACTACACCAGCGTAAACTGGTAGATAAGCAGCGACATTGGCGTTTAAGGTAGAATTAAGCTGATAGGAAGCAGCAGCTGTTCCTCCTAGATTTGTGGAGTTATTAGCTGTTAATGCGCTATTTACGTTTAGAGTGCCTTCAGTTTTACCGTAAGCTGTTGTGGCATTATTAACGTTCAGATTGCCTTCAGTTTTACCATAAGCTGTTGTGGCATTATTGACGTTTAGTGTAGCCTCAGTTTTACCATAAGCATACGTAGCATTATTAACGTTAAGATTGCCTTCGGATTTACCGCTAACAAATGACGTATTATTAGCAGATAAAGTTCCAATATATGTTGCATTAACATGAACGCCAGTGGCATTTACTACAGTACCAGTTCCTGGAGTAACAAACAATCCTAAAGAATTGGCAGTAATACCATTATTAGCTAGAACAGAAACCGTTCCGGATGTCGTGAATGGACCGCCAGTTAGACCGTTACCAGTGCCAACAGAAGTTACAGTTCCTGCATTAACGTCATCAGCAGCCCAATAAGTGGCTGTACCATTAGAGTGAAGAACTTGGCCAGCGGTTCCGTAAGTGCCATTAGCAGAAAGGCCAGAACCTAATATTAGGTTAGCATTATACGTATAAACACCAGATATTGTAAATGCCGCAGTGGTATTAACAACATTAGCTGGCATTCGAGCGTATGGAAGAACGCCTGTGGTTATATTAGTAGCATTGGTGTAAAAAGAACCAGGTTGGCTGTTTAAATTAGTGGCATTAGTTGCCTGCACAGCACTGTTAACATTTAGAGTAGCTTCTGTTTTACCATAAGGTCCAGTAGCATTACCGATTAATGTTGCGCCAACATAATATGAAACAGCATTAACTACTGTAGCATTAGCAGTAAAGGCAGTTCCAACAGTATGACTAGCAGCATTAACGATACCAGTGTAAACACCAGTAGCGTTAGCAACAGTAGAAGTGCCAACAGTATGACTAGCAGCATTAACGATACCAGTGTAAACACCAGTAGCGTTAGCAACAGTAGAAGTGCCAACTGTATGACTAGCAGCGTTCATAGTTCCAGTATGATACACACCAGTAGTATTGGCGATAAAAGTTGTTCCGACAGAAACACTAGTGCTGGTATTAGCGAAACCAACAATCGTTGTATTTCCGAGATAAACATCCCCTATAGTAGAAAGACGATGGGTGGGAGACGAATTATTGATGCCCACATTACCTGTAGCGGTAACAGTAACTGCTGTTCCTAGTAAGGTGGTATTTGAGCCTGTTTCTAGACCGTTCTTTACGACGAAATTTTTATCTGCCATGGTTCCCTGTCCCCTATGGTGTTGTTTTTTTAATATTTAGTCATATCGAAGGTTAGATTGCTCGCTCTATGTTGTAAATAGATTTATAAAATGCCGTTCTTCAAGAACGGCATCACAGTATTATTTAATGACTTTATCTGCAAGAGGACCAGCTGGAGGTGACGCTCTTAATTGTGCGTCAGCCTGTTTCTGGACTTCTGTGAAAGTTATCAGAACAGTTTCTAATGGTAGTTTAGAAAGCCCAAGCATCACAATATTTAGCTGTTCAATCGTCAATTCAAGTTTAACATTCTTATCCATAATTTACTGTCTCCTTATTTTAGGTATTGCTAATCGCCGTATTTGGCGCTGGTGCCCATGGTAGAGTTGCATCTACTACAGGATTCTTCTTATCGTCGATTTGTTTCTGTATCTGTTCGTTAACATGTTCTTCGTATTGTCCAACAACCACTGCTTTGATCCAAGTAAGAACGTCGTCTTCAGTCAAATCTGAAAATGGAATGAAAGAAGTATTAGCTGGCATATTATTGGAAGAAAATGGAGTTGCTCCAGAAAATTCTCCATCAAGATCGCCTTCAGTCCCTATTTTCTTCCAATATGTCTGCACGACAACATCGGAAGTATTAGCAACAGTTGTAGTTTTTAATCCGGTTACTTTCCAAGAATATGTTACCGCCATTTTATCCTCTTAGATTATGTTTTAAGTTATTTATTGTAATCCTAATGCTTGTTTCAATTCATCAATAGTTAGACCAACACGCTGCAGTTTTTCCTGAACTGTTGGTTCTGGTAATGGTTCTGGTAATGGTTCAGGCTCTTCTGGTTTGTTACCTTTTTTTAACCATGCCTGATATTCTGCCCATTCTTCTGGATTATTGGGACCTAATATCATACCATCTGTTAGTCTTACAACCGCATTTGTATGGAGCCTTGATTTATAATTAAGTTTTGTCATTAGTTATATCCATATGCTCTTACTGTCCCTGTGATGTTTCCTGATGATGCATACATTTGAAATCCGGTTATAGCAACCGTTGATGCTGTATACCATCCTCCACCAATATACAAAGCAGTATATCCTGTCGTGTATGTCGGACCATTAACCTTGTAATCCCAAGTTTTATAAGTAGAACCCGTCACATTATAAAGATACATAGTACCACATATACCAGATCCGCCAGTGGCTGTTGTAATGAAATATGACGGATAAGTCATTGATAATTGTGTTGCTGACACTGAATGGAATGCACCAGTATTATTATTGAATATACCATAACCCATACTTTGATATCCAGCCGCTGCGTTGAGATATGCGCCGCCACCATATAACTGAAAATAAAGAGTCACCGACTGAGTTACAGGCAACAGATTTTCAAACACCAATTCGTAATTTCTATAACCAGAAAGAACAGTAGTAGCGAGAGAAGCGACATTCGTGCCGGTGATCGTAGTAACCAAGTTTCTTGATCCATTACCGGTTGCCACAATACTGTTATCCGGATATGTGATACCACTGGTGCCGTTTATAGTGATCGCCATCTAGTTACTGCCCACAAGTAAGCGTTAAAAGTTCTTCAAGAGTAGTCGTAGAATCCACTACCTGAGTAATGTTACGAAGGCGGTTCTTTTCAGCAACAATAGCAGTTGTATCAGCACCAGTTTCCTGTGCCTTCATGAAAAGAACATCTTGTGCTGCTAGTAGAGGAGCACGTTCGTTTCTTAGGCGAACCTTGGTGATCTCTCTTGCTTTATCAATATTGACAGTGATTGTATTAGCATCCATTTCCCAAGCATCAGAAAACTCTGGATGTTCTGGAAGATCAGAGGTATCAACAATACGAGCAAAGTTACCTAGGCCGCCTTTGTCTAAAATCTCTTGTGGTGTAAATTCTTTGGAAGGTGAGGTGATAGAAACACCGCCCTGTCCGTTTTGTGATATAATAACTTCAGCCATTATTTTGATTTCTCCTATTGAATTTTTACCGAACTACGTTACAATTGATGTTAGGTGCGTCGGAACTAGTTGAATTGCCGGCGGAAGATTGTATTCTAACAACTGAGGCACTGACATAAGAAAATAGAGTAAGTGCTTCTGAGTTAACTCCCTTTGGACCAGTAATACCGGAAGCACAATAATTAACGTCTGTTAAAGCAGTAGTAAAATTCATGCTGTAGTCGCCGGAACCGTTATAAGTTACTGAAGACACATTAAATGAGGCACGAACAGAATATGGAGAATTTCCTTTATAATTCATCCATGCTTTTAAACTACCTCTGATAATATTAGTAGCACTAGTGCTATTTGTTTCATCTGATATTGTGCTTACTGTTAATGTACCTGCCATTATACTTCCTTAGTGAGATAGTCTGGCCAGACCTTTTCTAGTTCTTCTATGGTTCTGGCTGCTTCTAATTCTGGTAACTGTGTAACGTCTCTTAGTAATTGCTTACGATTAGCAATGGCCTTTTGATATTCTGGTGTTCCTCTTTCCAACGCTATAAAATACTGCGTGTCAAGTTTCGGAAACAGTAGTTCTCTAGCCTGTCTCATTCTGTTCTTCCATATATCTTTCGCCTTGTCAATGTCTATAGAGATAAGTTGTTCTTCTGTATCTGATAGACGCCACGCATTTCTATATGTCTGGTCTACCGGTATATCTTCCCTTGTAACAATTCTATACATTTGTCGGTTATACTTATAATCAGGATGCCATACTCTTGCCGGGACATCCTTCTTTAGAATATACTCAATTGCCTCTTCTTCTGTCATAGGGCCGATTGGTTCTGGTAACAAGTATTCTTTATAATCTATAACTTTTTCGCCAGTGATTCTTTTCTCTAGTCTGATCTGTTGTGCTTCTAAGAATGTTGTTACAATCTTTTCACCATGATCAGTAGTCAATTCTAGTTTCATATTATGCTGGTGTTCTACTGCTGGTAGAATACCGCCAGCCAAGGCGCAAGTCATCCATTCTGGTGCTACACATACCTCACATACTGGATGATCTGGATATGCAGGGTCTTCATAAACAATAACATATTTGGATTGATATGGTTCAAGGTTTTCAGACGCCCAATGTAACCTGGTAAACATATCTACATTACGAAAATCTGGTGTCACTTAGTTCTCCTTATCTATTAATTATTATATAAACTCTGAAAAAAACAGTTCAAGGGTCGCCAGAAAAATATATAAAGCATTTAATTATAATCCTATCTTACTAAATTTGTAGAACAATATACAGGATCTCTAGCGCCGCCGCCGCCATCGGATACAAATACTCTAACAAGACTTACGGTGAGTCCCCAACATATAGCTTGTCCGTCATTAGCACCGCCAGTAGCTGTATTGGTAAACGAATAGTTAGCAACCGCAGAATAATTTGCATCATTAATCGCATTCGAAATATTAACTGTGTAATCTCCACCACCATTTCGAACAGCACTGGAAACATTAAAACTCGCTCTAATAACAGCCGAACCTGTTGATCCGTTAAAGTTGCACCAACTTCTACACAATCTTCCAATCTCGACACCACTAGAGTTATTAAAAACCGTTGGTGTTGATACTTCCGATCTAATAGTATCTACCGTTACTGTACCTGCCATATTATCCTCTTATAGAACTACCCAATTCGAGCCAGTTGGAATGGTGACTGACACACCTGTATTTATGGTGACTGGCCCAACAGTCACGGCATTGTAGTTTGTCGTGATAGTGTAGTTAGCAGCAATGGTTTTGGTCATTTCAAGGAATGGGTATGATACCTGTCTAACGACACCAGCTAATACGGCAGATGTTGCAGCATTGGGGTCAACATAGTAGTTAGTATCATTGTGATCATAAAAAATAGGCGCTCGCCACGAATTAGTTGATGTACCTATACCAAGAGTCCAGATACCTGTACCAACAGCGGATTGTGTAACACCATTGATCATAAACAAGGCTTGATGATTTAAACCAGCTTTGGACTGTGGATTGTTTCCTGCAGCGCCGTGATCTGGATTATAAGACCAACCAATACCATAAAAAGCGCCATATGTATTTGAAGAGCCGCCATTGGTTAGTATATAAGATGAACCCATAGCAAATATTGCCTGAGTTTGAGCAGGATCGTAAACGCCAATTAGACCTTTTCTACCATTATTGAATTGTATATTACCTAAAGTGTTTAAACCTGTTGCACCAGCAGGATCACAGTAATAAGCAGTGTTGTCAGAATCATAGAAGTATGGGGCTCTCATACTACCAGCTGCTTGTGTATACGCAGCGCTAAGATCGCATCTAGCATTTGTTCTACTATAAGAAATAATACCACCACCTGATGCAGAATATAGACCCCATGCAGTGCCATTATTAAACAAATAGGCAGCACTTTGACCAGTAAAGTTAGCAAGCAACTGACCTTCTGACGCTGTTGTTGCGGTGGCAAATGAGGATCCTTGAGCGCCAGTAGCAGTTGTAGCATTACCAGCAATGTTCATCGTCTGGCCGCTGATAAATGTAGCAACCTTAGCAGCAGTAGCAGAACGATGATAGTTGTCACCAAACTTACCCATTAGATATGTTAGCGTACCAGTACTTACATCATCGCTTGAATTGTGATAAGAAGCGTTAATATAACGACCGTTAAAATCACCATTGGCATCTCTTGTTACAACTGTTGAACCTGTTGCTGTTGTTGATGCTGCAGAAAGACCAAAAGCGAAAGTCGCATTGTTGGCTGTGATTGTTGCAATATAAGAAGCATTGACAGACAGAGTTCCCGTAGTGGTAATTGTACCGCCAGAAAGACCTGTACCCCCAGCAACAGAAGTTACTGTACCACCAGAATTGTCATCAGCTGCCCAATAAACTGCTGAACCATTTGAATGTAATACTTGTCCTGCAGTTCCTAAACCACCATTAGCACTTATACCAGCAGTTGTTGAAATGACAAGATTACCGCCAAGAAAAGTTGTTCCATTGACTGATAGTTTATGAGCAGGTGCAGTATTACCAATACCAGTATTGCCATTACCATCTATATTAAATACAGAATCACCGCCAGCCCTTGAAATCTGAAATGAGTTGGCTGCTGGAGAACCTAGATATACTGGATTAACACTAGTGCCGTAGAACAAACCAAGAGCATATGCTTCGTTTGATGGTCTTAATAGGGTTCTACCTCCAGTGACTGCTAGTCTACCGTCAGGAGTAGTAGTTCCAATACCAACGTTACCACTATTTAATACAGTAATATATTCACTAAACGTATTCTGTGATGTATTAGATGCTGGATATGCACCTATTCTAACAGCTACAGTGTCTGATTTTCTACCATAGAGGGCTGTAGCCCAAGCGGTACTTTGTAAAGAACCAGTGTCTCCATAATGAAGTTCTGCACCAAAACCTCTATCTGTCCAAAATGTGATACCAGCATTTCTAGCAGTATTTGCTGTCAAAGCACCGCTTTGTACCTGAACACCAAAAGTTGAGTTAGCAATAAAGTTAGATCCAACTGTGTGACTAGCCGCATTAATAATACCAGTGTAAACACCAGTTGAGTTGGCTATTGTAGAAGTTCCAACTGTATGACTGGCTGCGTTCATCGTTCCAGTATGATAAACACCAGTAGCATTAGCAATGAACGATGTGCTAACAGTGTAAGACGATCCATTAACAACACCAGTATATACCGGTAAATAAGCAGCGATATTCGCATTCAACGTAGAATTTAACTGGTATGAAGCTGCAGCGGTACCACCAAGGAATGAAGCGTTATTGGCTGATAATGTTCCAATATATGTTGCATTAACATGAACGCCAGTAGCATTTACTACAGTACCAGTTCCTTGTGTTACGAATAAACCAGTAGTATTTGCTGTTATACCGCTGTTTGCTAAAACAGATACTGTGCCTGTTGTTGTAATAGCGCCGCCTGTTAGACCGTTGCCAGTTCCAACAGATGTAACAGTGCCAGAGTTATCATCAACCCCCCAATAAGTGGCTGTACCATTAGAGTGAAGAACTTGACCAGCAGTACCAAAACCGCCATTTGATGAAAGACCAGAAGAACCTAAAACAATATTAGCATTAAATGTTGTGACCCCTGTTATTGTTCCACCACCGGCATCAAAATTAGCAGCCCATACCATGGCAGTTGTACCAATAGTATCCGTGGTCTTGAAATCATTATCAAACAATCTACCACCATTGGTCGTTCCTTCATCAACAGCGACCAGAGCCGAAGCAATTTTACTTGATGTATTAGCGTCGTTTGCTCTTGTTAGAGTCCATGCATAGACTGCCGCAGAACCTGTATTTGAAACATAATATATACCATTTTGATTGGCTGAAGTTTGGTTTTTAACTAATAGTCTGTCATTTAACGCTAAAGTAATACCATCTTGTGCAGGTAATGCTACAAGCCCACCAGTCAAAACTTGTGTAGTAGCAGAAGCTGCTGATAAATCGGCAGTAGTAGCAGCACGACAAGATTTCTTGAAAGTGGCCTCTGGTAGATACGCCATATCTATCTGAGTAAATGCAGGAACTGTACCGTTAGAAGCTAAAACAAAGGTGTTAGTTCCCGCCGATGTAATAGCCATGCCAGTAGCATTGGAATAAACAACGCCGCCAGAAACCGGAGTTAATGAAGAATTTGTGCCGCCTCTGGCAGCAGAAAGAGTGCCAGTAGAAATGTTAGTAGCATTAGTGTAATATGCTGCTGCTTGTCCGCCGAGATTAGTAGAGTTATTAGCTGTTAATGCGCTATTGACGTTCAGATTACTTTCTAATTTACCATAAGGGCCAGTGTTATTACCAATAAGCGTAAACCCAACGTAAAAAGATCCAGCATTAACAACAGTGGCGTTGGCAGTAAAAGCTGTTCCAACAGTGATAGATGAACCATTAACTACACCAGTATATACACCAGTAGAGTTGGCGATAGTTGATGTGCCTACGGTGTGAGATGAACCATTAACAACGCCAGTGTATGTTGGTAGATAAGAAGCTATATTGGCATTTAATGTAGAGTTTAATTGATATGAAGCAGCTGCGGTACCGCCAAGATTGGTTGAGTTATTAGCAGTTAAAGCAGAATTAACATTAAGATTACCCTCAGTCTTACCATAAGGACCAGTAGAGTTAGCGACCAATGTAGAATTAGAATAAACGCCAGTGGCATTGGCTGTGAGTATGGTAAAAGTCGAATTCGCACCAATTCTGGCGTTTGTCGATTCAATATAACTATTGACTGTAGAATTACCTACAAATAAGGTCATTGCATTTCTTCCAATTTAAATTTGAATTTTTTACCATTTTTATTATTTATAATGTATAACTCACTTTCGCCCTCTTGGATAGTCCAGTTACCAGTGGTTCCATCAATGTCATTGCCCCTAGTTCTTTCGTTAGATAAATGTAAGTCGCCTGTATATACGTTGGCCCAACGGAGGGATGCAGAACCAAGATTATAAGAGTTGTCACCGGATGGCATGATATTACCAGCAACGACAAGTTTATCTGCTGGTGTTGTGTTACCAACGCCTACGTTACCATTAGAGGCCAAATACGTAGAAGTAGAAGCACCTGGAGAAAAACTAATCGCATTAGCATGATAAAGATTTAATAAACTACTTGCTATCTGAAGATATCCACCGTATGTACCATCTGTTAGATACAAATATGGATTCGCTCCACCTGTGATATTCATCGCAGCACCAGAAGTACTAATAGCACCAGTAGCGTTTACAGTTCCGCCGAAATAACCAGTTCCGTTTACTGACAGTTTATGAACTGGAGAAGAATTACCAATACCAACATTACCATTAGAAACAAAATAAGTTCCTGTTCCAATAGTAAATGTGTTACTAGAAGTATTAGTTGTAACAGTAACAGCGCTGTTAACATTTAGAGTGGCTTCAGTCTTACCATAAGGACCAGTAGTGTTACCGATTAGAGTAGAACCAGAATATATAGAGCCAATAGTTCTAAAGTTACCAGTTGCAGAAGCTAACTCGGCAACAACCGAAGGAGTGGTTGATGTTGCTGTTCCGCTTTCCCAAGTCCAACCATAAAGCGCATTATTTTCAATAAATGATCTTCTTGCCCATGAGGTAACATAAGTTCCCGAAGGCGCTGTTACTGTTCCTGTCCAACCTTGGCTTGCTCCAGCAGGTGCCATGTAATCTTGCCAAGCTGTATATCCAGAGTTATACCAATTGATACCACGTGCTGCTGCAGCAGATCTATCTAAAAATAATACAGGGGTTTTTGTAGTAGTTGAGTTTGCAACAAAAGAAGAACCAACAGTGATAGATGAACCATTAACAACTCCGGTATAAAGACCACTAGAATTAGCGATAGTTGATGTACCAACTGTATGACTAGCAGCATTAACCGTTCCGGTATGGTAAACGCCTGAAGTATTTGATACTAACCAATTTGTAGAAGTATTACCAAGATACAGAGTATTAGCTTGGAAATTAGCTATTTGGAAAGTAGTATTTGTTGTATCAATGTTAACATTAGCATCTGGTTCTGGCTTATAACCATCAAAGACTTTCCATGTTCCATCTGAAGCATCTCGGAAAATACCAGTATGGGCATAACCCAAAGAATTGCCTGTGCTATTATAATTAGCTACTATACCGGTATCTTCGTTATCTATTGAATTATTAGAGTTTAGATAGATAAAGTTATCAACAACAGATAATGTGTTTGCGCCAACAACATTAACATTACCAGAAATATTCAAACTACCAGTAAGCGTTAATGTGCTGAAAGTAGGACTATCTGTAGTTCTAACATTCTGATCCATACGGTATGGAAGTCTAGCTTCTGCTAAAGTTCCAGTGTTGATATTAGTGGCATTGGAAGCAAATACAGTAGCATTAGAATAAGCTGTCGCCGCATTACCGGTAATAGCCGCATTGGCTGTAAGTATCTTACCATCAACATAAGAAACAGCGTTAGTGTAAGCTGTCGCCGCATTACCGGTAATAGCCGCATTGGCTGTAAGTATCTTACCATCGGTGTATGATACAGAGTTAGTATATGCTGTTGCTGCGTTACCTGTGATAGCTGCATTAGCGGTTAATATCTTACCATCAACATAAGACACTGCATTAGTGTAAGCAGTAGCAGCGTTACCTGTAATAGCTGCATTAGCGGTTAATATCTTACCATCAGTGTAAGATACTGCGTTAGAATAAGCAGAAATAGCAGCTGACTGTGCAGATGCCGCTCTAGTGTTAGCGTCTATTGCTCTATCATAAGCATTTTTAACTGTATTGGCTACTGGAATGAATAATATAGAAGTATTAGTTACTGAATCTAATCTTAGGCCATTAGTGTAAGATACTGCATTAGTGTAAGCAGTGGCGGCGTTACCGGTTATTGCCGAATTAGCAGTTAGTATCTTGCCATCAGTGTATGATACAGCATTAGTATAAGCAGCCGCTGCAGCTGTTTGGGCTGAAGCAGCACGAGTGTTAGCGTCGATAGCTCTATCGTAAGCATTTTTGACGGTATTAGCTACTGGAATAAAGGTAATAGAAGTATTTGTTACAGAATCTAATTTCAAACCATCAACATAAGACACTGCATTAGTGTATGCAGTGGCGGCATTACCTGTAATAGCAGAGTTAGCTGTTGCTATTTTTGAATCCGTATATGATACAGAGTTAGTATATGCTGTTGCTGCGTTACCTGTAATAGCCGCATTAGCAGTTAGTATCTTGCCATCAGTGTATGATACAGCATTAGTGTAAGCAGTAGCCGAATTGCCTGTAATCCAAGATACGAAGTTGGCCGTAGTTCCGGAAGAATTACCTAGATACGATGCAGTATTTGAAGTTATAGAGTTATTAACATTTAAGTTAATTTCTGTCTTACCATAAGGTCCAGTGGTATTACCTATTAATGTTGATCCGGCATAATAAGATACTGCATTAACTACTGTAGCATTAGCAGTAAACGCTGTTCCAACAGTAAACGAAGAAGCGTTAACGATTGATGCGTCTAGCTTACCGGTGCTTGGAACATAATACAACTTAGTTGTAGAAACAACAGCGTTTGTCCAAGCGCCAGAAGAACCGTTTGCTAGACCAATGTAATAAGTTTGAGTATCTGTATTGTTAGCGTTTAGTGTAGCGCCAGCAGTGGCCCAATAAGTAGATGAACCATTAGAAAGTAAAGATTGACCAAAAGACCCATAAGAACCATTTGCGGATAATCCAGAAGAACCTAGTGTAACATCGCCGCCTAAGAATGTTGTACCATTAACCGATAGTTTATCGGTGGGATCCGTATTACCAATACCAATATTACCACCAAGAGGGTTAAGGATAATTGAATAATATACAGCACCACTTGCTGAATAACCAGACTGAATCCATTGATGAAAATTTGATTGTTGACCAAATGCTAGATAATTTCCGCCAAAACCGCCCAAATAAGCATAAGCATTAGATTTAAAATCACCAGCAGAAGCATTCGTTTGACCGTTAATATTTGTAAAGGTTGCTGTATTAGGAGAACTAATTGTTATACTATTTGTAATAATTGCTGATGAATTGATAGTAGCATTAGATGTAGAACTTCCAACAACTAATCTATTAGCAACATATGTTCCAAGATAGCCAGTTTCGAAATAAGACGATTGACCATTTAGACCAATAGCAAACCCTTCGCCAGAAGTATTAGCTGTAAGAATATCAATGGTGTTACCAGTATAAACCCATTTAGTAACATTATTGGTGTTTCTACCAATTCTCCAGTTAGCGTCCGCAACACCGTTGAAATAAAGAGAATTATTAGTAGCTAATCCGATTTCATCAGAGAATGAAACGTTGGCGCTAAATGTGTGCGTATTTGTCCAAACATATTGCGCTGCTGTGTTTGTAACTAGAGCAGCTAATGTTGACCAATATGTAGATGAACCATTAGATAATAGAGCTTGACCAGCAGTACCAGTAGTTCCGTTTGCTGTAAGAGCTCCAACATTAGCAGAGAAATTTACAGGTACAGAAAAGTTTAGATTGCTCGTAATACTATTAGCAAATATACTCCAAACCGCTCTTGAACCGCCAGCAGTATTAGTTGTATAAAATACAAAATTATCATCGTTCTGTTGTATGAAAGATACAACATTTCCATTAAGTGTTGAGAAATTTAATTTGACGTTATTCTTGAAATGAACGCCTGAGTTGTTAGAAAATACAGTGTTAGCAACGCTAAGAGTGTTAGAAACATTTACATTTGTATTATTAGCGCCGATTTCCCAAGTATTAGAACCATCAGAAGAATAGAGTCTTCTATCAGTTAGGTTTAAAGCCAATTCACCGATAGTTATGTCAGATGTAGTGGGAACTTTCCCTGCGACCGATGAACGGCGCAGTTTAAAAACTGTATTTGCCATATGGCTCTCCTACAACTCAGTATATACTGAGGGTTAACTACTTTTTAACAGACTTTTTATAGTTATCAAATTCTGTATTTAAAATATTTAGTTCTTCTCTTGTGTGTTCTAATTCTTTTCTAAAATCTTCTGAAGATTTTTTACAATCAACAAGATCGTCTTTTAATTTTTTGTTTTCGATGTCAGAATTGTTTCTTTCGTCAATAAATTCATTTAGCTTAGATTCAAGTTGTTTTATTTTCTGTTTTAGTTCTTCTTCTTTTTCATCGAACAATTCTCGTTCATATGTAAGAGCTTCAATACCAGATTTAGCTTCTTGGCTTATTTTTTCTAGAATCTCAACTTGAGAAGTTAGTTCTTCAATCTTTTTGTTTGCTTCTGTCAAAGAAGCAGAAAGAACCTGGGATCTAATTTCTAAATCCAGGTTCTTCCTTATAAAATCAATTAATACAGATTCTTGTCTCTGTGTGTATAACTGAAAATATTTTGCTTGACCTTCTTCGTTTTCCATAGTATAATTTCCTTGTCATGAATAATATTAGAAAGATCCCCCATCAAGGATGTCGTAAAGTAATGCTGTTCCATTGGATTGAAGAACATAACCACTAGTACCAAGTCCTAGCTTACGGAATCCATTAGTAGAGTTAGCTACGATAATATCTTCCTGAGTATACGTATTCAATCCAGTACCACCAGAATTTCCTAATAGTGGACTTGATAGAGTAAGAGTGTTAGCTGCTATAGCAACATTTAGACTGCTATTAGCGGTAATTGTAATACTAGTAGCGTTAGATGTGAAACCAGCAGACTGAATATAAGTCTGAAGGATAGCAAGAGTCCAACCGTTAGCAGAAGTATTAACGACGTTGTTACCAACTAGCTCTTGTTCTGAATTGGTAAAGAGTTTATATATACCGCCGTCAGATGCATCACGGAACAGACCAGTGTGTCTTGCGGTAACACCGTCAAAATAATTAGCAGCAAAACCAATATCCAGAAGATCACTAGCATAATTATTACCAGCCAAATAAATCATTGGATCGGAAACAACCAATGAATTTACGTTAGTAGTTACAACGTTACCAGAAATTATAAGGTCGCCAGAGATTTCAACTTTACCGTCGAAATAACCAGTTGTAGAATGCAAATTAGATGCGTGAATTTCGTTCCAACGTAGGGTGTTGTTACCTACGTTGTAAGTATTATTAGCAGATGGAATTAGGTTGCTGCTGACTAGAGCACCAACATTAAGTCTATCTGAGGTACTATCACCGATAACTGTATTACCATTAAGAGTTGTATTGCTTGTTACAACTAGATTGGTATTAACTGTCATATTATTGACAGTAGCCGAAGCGTTAACAGCGGTAATAGTTGGTCCGTTAAACACAATATGAGTAGTGTTTACGGTGAAATTAGCAGCCGTTCCAATAGTTGCTGATAGAGCGTTTACTGTTCCGGAAGTGTAGAAACCAGTATTGTTTGCAATAGACTGACCATTAACATTCAAACCAGCTGATGTAATTCTGGTATTGATGGTGTTATTACCAACAGTGATTATTGTAGAGTTAGATAGAACACCACCTGTGCCGGTAGTTGTATTGCCAGTATTAATAGAAGTTGCATTAATATTGGTAACTAAAAGAGTGTTACCGATGAATAATGTATTAGTAGTCTTGTTAAATGTAAATCCAGCAACACCATTAGCAACGCCAGAATCATTAAACTGAACGTAAGTGTTAGTTCCAGATGTACCTGTTCCCCAATATACTGCAGTACCATTGGTTACAAGAACTTGACCATTAGAACCAGGAGAACCATTTGCGACAAGAGATGTTATTACTGCATTAGCGACAATAACTTTATCAATTTCACCAGTAGCATTAGCAACTAGAGCATGACTGTTGGTTAGAACACCTGGATACTGAGCGCCACCAATTCTAAGAACACCAGAACCGTCTGGGAGACCAATGTGAAGCGTATTAGAGGCTTGAGTAAAGGCTAATTCGCCGTTTGAAAGACCTGAAACTGTAGCATTAGCTACAGATCTTTTAATTTGAATCTTGTTGGCCATATTAAATGGTGCTCCTGTAAATTTTTATCTATTTATAAATTAAAAGTTCCCACCATCTAAATCGCCAACAACATCAGATCCGAGATCAACCTTTTTCACAATATATTTGTCTAATGAAGAATCATAAACTGGCACGGCTCCAGTTATTTCGTTTGTTGCAGAAACATCCTGTAAACGATCTAATCTTTGTGCTGAACCAATATTACCCAAGGTAGGTGTATTTTTTATGGTAACGGGCACAGTTGTGTCGATGATACCGCCCGTTGCATTAGCGGAAATACGAATATCTCTTTTTCTGCCTACTATAACATTAACCATTTTTATCTCGTAACTTGAGGCGTAACTGTAATGATACCTTCGACAATTCTAGAAATCACTGAACCGTCGTCAATTTCTACGTCATAAACATATCTACCAGCCACCAAGTTGCTTGTCTGGTTGGCAGTCAAAGATAAGGTCACAACCCCTGATGTAGTGTTTATAGAAGTTGAGAAAACTGCAGCTGCATTAGATGAGGTATACCACTTTCTTACTTGAGAATTCGCCGAATAACCTATTAGGTTCAAAATGTCTCCATTTTCGTCTGTTAAAGACAAATCCGTAGAGAAAGTAGTTCCTTGATCGATTACTAGATTAGCTTTTGTGGCCATTATCCTACAATTGTCCTAACGTATTTAACTGTGGTATTAGAAGAAACAGGTGTGAATCTCAACGCAACGTGAGAAACGTTTGGAGCAACGAAACTAAATGTTCCTACGTTTGTGTTTGTTGTAATAGTAGCAAATTCTGTCATATATCCTGTGGCACGATCATGTGTTGTTAGAATCTTTGACATATAACGGTTATTAGCTACGTTGTCAACAACACTGACAATATATTCAGCTGCTGGATAGCTAACCATTGAGTAAGCATCAATTTCTTGAGTGGTTGTACCGGTAGTAGTAATTGATGCATTTGTAGTAGCTGGAGCAATAATACCCCATTGACCGTTTGCGTTCAGATAATACTGACCAGAAGCGATAGCTGCTGAATTTGGAGTAGTTATAGAAAGATTTACAGTTGAATTGGAAATCTTAATAGTTGAAGAATTCGCAACCAAATTAGCTGTAGCACTACCAATAAAAATATCGGTCAACACATCAATCGAAGCAGTGTTTATGCCGGTAGAATTAGCAGTAAACGAAGTTCCGATATTCAATGATGTGGCGTTAACAATACCAGTATAAACACCAGTAGAGTTAGCAATGGTTGACGTTCCAACAGTATGGCTAGCTGCATTAATATTAGTAACATAAGCGCCGGAAGAATTGACAACCGAAGAACCGCCAACAGTTATTGTATTACCAAAAATGGCGCTCTGAGTTACGTTTGCATTAGTAACCCAAAGGACAGCCCATCTATATGATGTGTTACCTAGACTATAAGTGTCATTTGTTGCTGGGACAACGTCAGCGGAAGATACACCAGCATATGTTAGATTACCAGAAACCTGTAGATCGCCAAGAACGTTTAGCTTACCAGCCACATTAGCATAAGTACCGTTGAATTGAGCGTTTCCGCCAATAGTCATAACACCAGTGTGATTTATGGTAGTGGCGTTAGCGACAAAAGAAGAACCAACAGTATGAGAAGAACCATTGACAACTCCGGTATAAACACCAGTGGAATTGGCTATTGTTGAGGTTCCGACAGTATGGCTAGCAGCGTTTACAGTTGTAGTATAAACGCCAGTAGCATTAGCAATTGTAGAAGTTCCAACTGTGTGTGCCGCTGCATTTACAGTTGTGGTATAAACACCAGTAGCATTAGCAACAGTGGAAGTTCCTACAGTGTGCGCAGCTGCGTTCATCAAACCAGTGTGATAAGCACCAGTAGTGTTAGCAATAAAAGAAGAACCAACAGTAACAGAAGAACCATTGACTATTCCAGTATAAACGCCAGTAGCATTAGCAATTGTAGAAGTTCCAACAGTAATAGAAGAACCGTTTACAACGCTGGTGTAAACACCAGATGAATTTGCTATTGTAGAAGTTCCGACTGTGTGGCTAGCTGCATTAACAGTTGGTGTATAAACTCCGGATGAGTTAGCAACAGTTGCTGAACCGTTGACATTCAAACCAGCAGAAGTAACAACAGTATTGATTGTGTTGTTACCGATTAGGAGTGTTGTACCATTAAGTAGCGATGCGCCCGCACCAGTTGTTACAGTTCCGGTAGTAAACGAAGCAGCATTAGCAGTTCCGGTATAAACACCAGTAGAGTTAGCTATTGTTGCAGAACCATTGACGTTCAAGCCAGCAGATGTGACAACGGTGTTAATAGTGTTATTACCTAGGAATACAGTAGTTACGTTCTGAACGCTACCACCAGTTCCTATTGTCACATTACCTGCAGTAAACGAAGAAGCGTTAACAGTTGTGGTATAAACGCCGCTAGAGTTAGCAATTGTGCTAGTTCCAACACTGTGCACCGCAGCATTAACTGTTCCTGTTGTCCAGAAGCCAGAAGTATTTCCGATTGTTGAAGATGTAACTTGAAGCGCAGTTGTATTGGCAGTAAATCCACCAGCGCCTGTTGTGATTACAGTGCTATTAACTAATGAAGTTCCAACAGTTAGGCTGATTGGGTCTAGATTAGCTGAACCAGAATTATTAGCCATAATAAGGCGATTAATGCTCTGGTCTGAATAAACAGTGGTGTTACCAACGAAGTATGAAGATGTATTAATCTGAATATTAGCAGCAACTTTAACAACGCTAGTGTTGGCAGTTATACCGTTAGCCCCAGTAGTAATTACAGTGCTATTGACAACCGAAGTTCCTACTGTTAAGCTAACAGGATCTAGATGAATTGACCCAACGCTATTAGCGATAGTAACACTGTTTGCATCCAAGATAGAATTAGCAGTAGTGTTACCAACAAAATATGTTGTTGTGTTAATCTGGATATTGGCAGCCACCTTAACAACACTGGTATTAGCAGTTATGCCATTAGCACCAGTAGTAATCACAGTGCTATTAACGACAGAAGTGCCAACAATCAAACCAATTGGATCTAGGTTAGCTGATCCGGAATTATTAGCAATAGTGAATCGATTTATGCTTTGATCAGAATAAACGCTGGCGTTACCAACAAAGTATGAAGAGGTATTGATCTGAATATTGGCTGCAATTTTTACTGCACTGGTGTTGGCAGTTATACCGTTAGCCCCAGTAGTAATAATAGTGCTATTAACTAGTGAAGTTCCGATAGTTAAGCTGATTGGATTTAGGTTAGCTGAACCAGTAGAATTAGCAATTCTTATTAAAGTAGCATTAGACAACGCATTTACGGTGCTGTTACCAACGTCAACAGCTATAGCGTTTACTACGACATTAGAAGTTGCAACTGCAACATAGAATTGAGAAGTGTTTGCTACAACGTTTGAACCAACTGTAATAGCAGAAGTATTAGCAACTAAACCACCAGCGCCAGTTGTAATAATTGTGCTGTTGACTAGGGAAGTCCCTACAGCAAAACTTACTGGGGTGATATTAGCTGAAATAGTAGAATTTGCAACCTTCACTAACGAAGAATTAGCAAAAGTGTTTATGGTTGTATTACCAACAAGAATTGAACTAGAATTAGATAATACGTTTGTTGTTGTATTACCGATAACAATAGTTGATGTGTTCATAAACACATTTGCACCAACGGTCACAGCCTGTGTATTAGCAAAAAGGCTGTTAGAACCGACCATTGAAATAGAAGTGCTATTTACTAAAGAATTGCCAATTGAAAGAGAATTATAATTCATTACAGCTAATGCAGCGCCATTTGTAATCTGCAATAGAGTAGAATTGGCTATTGTATTGACAGTAGTGTTAGATCTGAAAAGTAATGTAGTGCTGTTAGCTATTAGATTGGTTGTGGCGGCACCAGTATGAGTTATGTATAGTTGGTTGGTATTAACAACGACATTAGAACCGACATAAACAGCATAAGTGTTTAGAGATTCAGAGTCCAAATAAGAATTTACTGTAGAATTACCAATAGAAATCGCCGAAGTGTTAACATATGTAAAGTTGTAAATATCTACACTGTTATTACCAATCAATAAAGAATTATTAACATGTGCTGTGGTGTTAATAACCAAAGAATCAGCAGTAAATTTACCAGTAATAGCTGCATTACCAGCTGCCGCATTAGAACCATTTGCTGTAACGGCCAACACTGAGAAAGTGTAAGCCAGTTCATTGGTTCTATTACGCCAGAAATCAAAAGTGTTATTTGTTCCTACATTGGAAATATTTACTGTCATTTATTAACTTCTTTTTAAGAGTTGGCCGAGCATATTCTTTATCTCTTCTAAATCTTGTTCCACCTTTTGAATTCTTTCTGAGTTCTTCATACCGTCTATAAACATCTGTTTTTGTTTTTTATACGCAGAAAGTTTTTGATTATCGACATTAAGTATAGCCCCGCTGGTTGGGTCTTTAACGATTCCTTCGAAATCTGTTTTATAATATTTATTTTCCATTTTTTACATCTGTAATGCTAGAGCTCTTAAATCATCGATAATAGGCACTTTTGAGCTATCATTTGATTTGAGAACGATTTTAATTTGGAATTGTTTGAACGAAGTATATGTCTTACCGTCCAAACTAGAATAAGTCAACCCTAAAGGACTCTCGAAATAAACATTAGCCCCAGAAGCGTTTGAACTCCATGGAGTTCCTACAGTCAAATATGTGTTATTAGCAACAGAAACAATTATCTGCGAATCGTTGGCGACTTGAACAATATTTCCAGGTCTAAAGTCTGTAATGAAAGTTGTTCCGTTTCCGATAACAGCGTTATTGGTTGTCGATACAGTAACATTACCTGTTAATTGAGTGACGTTTTGTCTAGACATGAAAGCTGTAGTCGGAGGGAAAGCCAAATAAGCAGTCTGCGCAGTAGCATTAGAACTAGGTGCTGATTCTAGAGTTAGATTAGTATTGCTAGTTATACTAATAATCTTTCTGCTGTAAATAGTGTTAATAGTAGTGTCATTTGGTATAGCATACATAAACCAACCAGGACTCAACTCAGTTGTAAATAGAGTGCTTGTGCCAACGACTGTTGTGCAAGCAGTATTGCATGTTACTGTTCCTGTCATTTTAAGAGCAGGATAGTTTGAAGAGGTTGTAAATGTATATTCTTTAAAATCGCTTGGGTTACTTGGATCTGAATAATAATCCAAAGAACTATTGATCAAAGGAGTCCATGTTTTCTGAGAAATTGGTTCTGGATCTTCGCCATTAAGGAACTTGACCCAAACTTCTACTTCTGAACCAACTGGTCTGAACGCAGTTAGAACAACTTGAATGTCCTCTGCATCTTGACCTGCAGCAAGGCTGACAACCTTTGATACATATTTTGATTTCGCATCACCAGAATTAAAGAATTCGTCGTATTGGAAATTGACCGGATCAATTTCATTTTTAATTACTAACTGCTGATCTCTGACAGTGTCAATAGCAGGAGAAAGGAAAGCACTATCACTGACCATTCTAGCTTTATAAGTGAACGATTTAGCGCCACTCATGCTAGTAATTTCGTTTGATCTACTAGCAACTATTCTTTCTCTGTCGTAGAATTCAGATTCATAACCAGGAGTTACTCTGTTGTCCAAAGTATCAACCGAGTATGTATTACTTGTACCTCTATAATAGAGGTCCAAAGTTGTTCCTGCAGGGGTAATAAATGCCAACTGTGGAACAACAGCGTCTACTACTGGATTGTATAATGTGCCACTATTAGCGTATGCAATCAGAGTTGTGTTATTTGGGCTTGAAATCGTTGTGTTACTAAATCTATGAATCTGAACATAAGAGTTACCGCTAAAATTACCAGTAGAAGAATCGCAATATAGAATGTTCTTAACAGCATCATAATAATTGATTGTAGCATAAACACTAGTATTGACCGTTCCACCAGTAGCATTTGATGTTGAATTTGTTGATTTGAATACGACATCTCCGGAAATGATACTTGCACTAGTATTGACGTAACCTACGTTATATACCGAAACATATTCGTTATTACTGTTGTAGAATACAGCCTGACCTTCATTGGTCTTAAAATTTGCTCTATATAAATTGAACTTTACGTATTCTTCCTGAAGAGCAGTCCATTGTTTTTCGGTGGCGCCATAAAAAGCTGTCCCCACTACGGGCTGACTGTACACTTGATAACCAGTTTCAATATCAACGTCTCCGAGATTACAAGTCCATACATGATAATCTGGGTCGTTTGCGTCAGGTCTTACCACGAAAGCATATGTTTTGCCATTCATCAAAAAAACTGGAGATTGAAAAGTAAATGTAGTCGGATTTGTAGCATCTGCGCTAATGTTTATTTCATCGTAACTTTTATGAACTTTGGAAAATGGTAAGATCACATCGCCATTTGGGTATCCATTTTCAGTTTCACAAAGATATACTGTTACACCATTTTCTCTTATCTGTGATTTTTGTTTGAAGAAAAGTCTTAGAGCTGTGGCGTATATTCCTGCTTCTCCATTTGGAGTATTAATTGTCAACGCCTGCGCTAACGGTTCTAAAAAGAACAACCAAATTGGAGGAGGTGGAGGTGG